TGTGCTTTTTACCCAGCCACCTATCTTTTCGACACGACTTTTTCTGAATCTTACAAAGTTACCATCTACCCAACCACCTTCGTTTGCGTAGTCAGTTTCTTCTTTGTTGATACCAGCTTTAAAATCAATTTTACTTAATGGCATAGTAAACTCCTATAGTAAAAAGTTTACCACGAATTAAGCTAATCTTATAATAGCACCTGTAGCAGTCGCACTAGGGAACACTACTGTAAAATCACCAGCAGTCGAGGTCTTATCCCCACCAAAGTCTATCGCACAAATAGCTTTGTTACTGTTGGTTGAGTTGTAAATTAAGCAACCTCTAGCTGTAACTGTAGCTGTTGAGAAAGTTAAATCCGCAAAATCCACTACTGCTGTACTACCAGAAAGAGCTGGAGTTACATTAGTCAAATTAGCACCACCACTGGTATAATTAGTTCCTGATGCTTCTTGACTTGTTGAGAAAGCTGTTGTTCCAGCACCCATAGTTGCACTACTTGTGAAAAGAGCCAACTTGATAGTGTCTGCACCATTAGTAAGATTGTGAGACTCGGTGAGGACCTCAACCTTAAATGAGTTTGCTATAGCACTCGTAATAGCCATGTTTATACCTCTATTTCAATTGTTTAATAATATCTGCCATGTCTTTGTGCCCTTGCGAATCAAGCAACCCTCTGATGGTTACTCGATCACTGTCAATTGCACTTCTTAGACCATTTAATACTACAGTATAAACATGATTTTGGAAAGCATGTGCTTGTTGCCTAACATGCTCAGGTGCATCATTACTAATATCACAAATTTTCTTTGTTATTTGCTCTGCCCAAAACTCTGGTGGATGCCCTCTATTTTCTGAGGTCTGCACCATGACTTGTCCTAGTTGTATGAATCCCTCGCTCATCCTTTGTATGGCTCAGGTGGTTTTATTTCTGTTACTAAATGCATATTTTTCTCTTTTAATAATTTTTCTATTTTATTACTTGGAGCTATGATCCAAGAATCTTTATGTGGTACAGCTACTAATGGGTTTTCTAGCCTATGATAACCATACAGTCTTTCTTCAGCTGGTACATCTGCATCTAACACTGTAGATCTGGGTGATACACCAACTGTAATGCCATTTTCCATTAACTTGCATAGCCAAAATTCAACACAAGCTCTACCAGCTTCAGCAAAATGTAGATCATGCCTATAACTGAAATCTATACCAAAAAGATCTATTGCACCAACTTTATTGTATAATGCAAAAGCTAAAGCATAAGCCACTGTATTATTCATGTATGCACACTTCGTAGCGTTGCATACTTCTTGTAATGGGTATTCAACTATACTAGGAACCCTATCATCCAGTTCACATGAATATATCGGTACTTCAAGTTTCGGCAATACTTTCCTCATGATAGCTGTTTGCTTTCCAGCATCATCAGAATCTAAAAAACGAGAAGCTGGATCCATCATAAAAACTCTATCACAATCTAAAACACCAGCAACAGAATTTATACCCCAAGTTTCATCCCACTCTTTGGAGTTTTCCATACTGATTACATAATCGATTTGTGATATGCCCAAACCAAGCAAGGCAATACGCTTGCCTTCTAAAGACTCTATTCGCTCCATTTTTTTGTCCTATCTATTTATTTATGTCACTCTGCGCCTTAAAGAATCATACCTATATTCATCTCTTGTGTCACGACCTTCAGAAATATTTTTAATCCTCGATATGGCTTCCTTAAACCTGTTTTCAAACATTTGTATTGTCCCTGAATCCTCTTTCAGAAACACTGCACCCTCACACAACGCACCATATAACAATGCATCTGGATAGTCAGTGGATAAAACTGTTGTTCCACTATCACCGCCAATAGTTAAACTAGCTGGTTTATGCAAATAATGTAACTCAAAAGTGTAAACCGCATCTGGCACTGGCGATAACGAAAAAGACTCTTGACTAAAAATAGCATAATATTTTGGTTTTGCTGTTGATGTAGTAGTTGGACTGTATTCTCTCAAAAAACTAGGATGCTTCAAATCTAGGTAGTCATATGTATTGCTTTGTACTATGGCTAAACTCATAGGAGCAAGAAAATCAGTTGGGACTGCTAAAAATCGATTGTTTGCAGATCCAGTTGCTTGCACATTTTTTCTTTGATCTGTAATTTCAACTAAATTTAATATCCTATCTTCTGATTCTTTAATAAAATTATTGAGATTGTTGGTGAATGTTGTCTCGCTGGACTCCAAATAATCACCAATGGCTGTTTTCAGTGTGCTCAATGTCCAACTCATGTCGTTATTGTAACCTCGCCTACGCTGAATGTAGTTTCAAATGTAGTAAGTTCTTTACCTAGCTTTCCTAGTCCTACATTAGTATAAACCACAAAAAAATTATTATCATCACTGGTATCTGGTCTTGCATCTGGTAAGGATTGATCCTCAACAGGCACAGGTCTAGGATTCAGTTGCGGATGTTTAGGCTCAAACATATCAGGACCTACCATGGTTCCTCTCCATGTTTTTTTCATATCTCTCAAATTATATCTGAATCCAGATATGTCACAGATACCATAAGCAGATTTTTTGTTTGAATATCTAGCCATCACGACCTGTCATAGTTTCGCAGATCAGGTCTGATCCTGAAACTAGCTCTCTCCTCGTCTTGATTCATGGCTCTTAGGAATTCTTCTTCGTAGAGTTGCTTCAGAACACCAGTTCGATCTGGTGCTCTTTTAAGAGACAGGTAATAAGCCAAACCAGCAGCCAGACATGGATAGAATCTGTATGGCATTTGCATAGTGTTTGCACCAGCATCAGCATCATCCATTCTTGTTAAGACATTCATTTGTAATGTGTAAGTGCTAGATTTATCTGGTGCTGGATATACAGTTATAGTTGGTGTTATTTGCTTGTCAACAAAAAACTGATTAGGTCTTGCAGTTGTAGTCTTATCAGATAAAGCTGAGTATTGTGATCTGCTGATCCTTGTCATAGGTATGTCAGTATTGACACTGTTAGTCGTCTCTCTCATGAAAGCATCTAATACATCTATTGGTGCAGTGCTATTAGTGCTGTCTATATCATAAGTAACAGTGTCTTTAACCATCGCAACACTTTTCGTTTCAACAGTCCATTGATTCAAACCACGATTCGCCCACTCAGCCAACATAAGATTCAAACTTCTTTGTGCTGATTTCAAATCGTAACCAGTTCTAAGTTCAATACCGCATCGCTCAAATGCTTCTTCTATAAACTCACCAACATCTGGTTCAAAATTTTTACTATTCGATAGTGCCAATTTTAATATTTCTTAATTAATTCAAGGATGACCATGTAGCTATCGCCACTTGAATGTCCTGTTGTAGTGAAGTCAATGTCACCTGTCTTACCAGAACCAGCATTATTAGGAATTCCAGTAAAGTTATCGTAATATTCATCGCCAGTTGAATCAGCTGGTATTCCTATTGCCAATACATTTGTCGATGCATCAAACTCTAATTTTACTGACATTCCAACTGTAGCCCAATATATTCTTTGAATATGAACTTCAGTGCACTCTTTTCCAGCTGAGTTACTTGCTAAGGCTGAAACATCCACTTTCTTGACAGCAGACTCACCACTGCCATCGCTGACATTGGTAAATTTTAAGACAGCTGTTCTTTCACCATCTTGTATGGTTTGTGTTGTTACTGTATCTGCCATTAGTTACTCCTTAAAATACTGAGTATTCTATTTCAAGAGTACCACGAAACGCAGTAAGAGCTGTGTCACATGCATCTCCAGCACACATATAAAGGTTGTTGCTCGCAATTGCAGCACTTATATTTGGTTCAAATACATGATAAGTTCCAGCAGTGGCATCAAGATCGATATCAACTTCTGTCACTGAATCAGTAGCAGAAATTCTTGGATTGAATGAAGCAACACCAGCACCCACAATTTCTGTACCAGATGAGATTGCTGTATTAGTAGCTGTCCCTGAAGTAGCACTAAGCTGTAAATTTGCTAGTGAATTAGCATCACTGGCAGCAGCTGTTGTTACACCTAAAACTACTTTATGTATAAAAAACTTAGTTGCTGTAACAAGAGCATCAGGATGGTCTGAGTTCAGCTGTCCAAGCTCAACAAGAACATCGTTGTCACCATATGTCACAGAAGCTGCGTTTGTATCAGCAAGAGAAACTGCGAAAGTCTGTATTTTTCTAGTTCCTAAAGAAATAAGCTGTCCAGTTGAGTTCACTGAAAAACCTGTCTCTGTCACTGTGCCTGTACCACTAGCTTCGTT